AGCACAATAGTTTAAAGAAATCTAAAAATTTAGATGTTCCTAAAGCACTACACCCTTGTAGTGTCCTTTATCAATTGCTTCTCGCCCTGCGCCGTCGTGTTGATGGCAATGGGTACGTAAAGTTCGACTGTATCTCAAGTCGTTCTGAGATAGATCACAATGAGCGTGTGCTCAAGTCTATCTTCCCAGATCTACGTACTCATAAACAGAGTTCCTACTGCTTAAAGATGTATTATAGCAGTAAGTTTGACTGTAAATGGATTGAAAGTGTTATTCAAGTCTCTATTGGTCTGATAGAGATACTAAGTAACCGGAAGAGAAATTTTTGTTCCTCTTTTCCGCTTAGTTCCATTTACAGTTGCGTGCAGGAGTTGCTTCAATGTACTTCATATAACGAGTACATTGACTATCTTAAATATGCAACCACCTGGTTACACGCAAGGAGTTTACGGCAAAGTGTGCTACCAAAAGCATCTACCCGTAATGGTAAGATTGAGAATTCTATACCACTCCTCTTTTCTGGTCAAGTTCGGAAATATCTCCGTAGCTGTTTAACTAGCGGCTTGACTAAGAAAAACCAGAACCTCTTTTGGAGCATCGCACAGGTTAAGCGCGCTGCTGAGGTTGTTCCTGAGGATTTCGTCGCGATGAGTTTGCAAAAGCATCGCAAAGCTATGGATTTAGTAGCTGACGAACCCCCAGTCGAATTTGAGGATTTCGCACGTGAAAAAGTTGCGGAAATACTCAAGTACCTTACATTCGATAGAGTATTCGATTCACATGAGTACTCTACGTCTGCTTGTTGGGAAGGATCAAGTGTGACAGGTGGCGCCAAAGCGTACCTACAACAACTCCATGTTCAGGAGGGGCACACTTCCAATGATGAATTACTTTCTATGAGTTTTCATCCGCGCTCTGGTGTGTCTGAGCGTCGAGGTTTCTGTATAACAAATCGAGACCTATTGGCTCTGCCGAAAGACAGAGGAATTTGTACAGCAATGGTACATCCGATTTGCGAACCCTTAAAAGTTCGTAACATAACTAAGGGCAATGCGATTAAATACGCAATTGCCAAAGGGTTACAATTGGATGTCCACGGTTACCTCCGGAAGTTACCACAATTCCGTTTGATAGGGGAACCGCTAACTGATCAACATCTTCGTTGGTTAGTTAGTAGAGCTAAGGTAGGCTCTTTCGCTAGTGGAGATTTCTCCGCCGCTACTGATAATGTTAAGATTCAGTTGACTAAACTCGTTTTCGAGGAGGTCTTAAAGCGGTTAGCGTGCTGTAGTGGTGTATCTGGAGATATGATATCAACATACCGTGAAGTTCTTTATGAACACGAGATACACTACCCAACCAGTAAGAAGTATGGCAATCCACTGCCACCAGTTATTCAAAAGAACGGTCAATTAATGGGTTCGGTTTTATCATTTCCGATCCTCTGCATTATCAATGTGGTAACATATTGGTATGCGGTTTGTCCTGAAGTCGAAAGACTGAAGGACCTGACGGTTCTTGTGAACGGCGATGATATTCTTTTTCGCTGTTCGCCCGAGCAGTACAATAATTGGCTGAGTGTACTACCGTATAGTGGATTGACCCCGTCGCCAGGTAAGAACTTCTATTCTGATAGATATCTTACTGTTAATAGTATGTTGTTTGAATATAATCAACAACGCGACGAGCTGACCGAAGTACCATTTTATAATGTTGGTATGTTATTAGGTCAGAGTAAGGTTGCGCGCTTGTCTGATGAGCAAGACAAGCCCCTACAATACTTGTTCCCTGAAATACTTAAGGGTTCAAACTTTCCCGTCGAAACCTTGAGAAGGTTTCTCGTTTATAATAACGATTATCTGAAACGTTGTTCAGTTTCGGATGACGGATATCAACTCAATTACTTTTTACCTCGCAATCTCGGAGGTTTAGGCCTTGATTGCCCAGGTCTCGTCTTTGTTACGACGGACGAATTGAGGAAGTTTGACAAATCTACCTTGACCGAGGATCAATTTCTCGTGGTAGTCAACCGGCGACAATTAAGATTCGCACAGGTTGCTTACAAGTATTGGACCACACCATATTTTAAGCGGTTATTTAGACCCGCAGGTGAGGTTATGGATAGAGAGGCCGAGAATAATTTTAAAGATATTCCCGATGACCGTTTGAAGGTTCGACACCCTCGACTCTGTCCTTTGGTTCCAGGTATGAAACAACTGGAAGCGCTTCGACATCCTCCTAACTGGAATGCCCCGAGCTACTCTGCTTGGGAGCAAGAGGATCTAACCTATCGTAGTCATGGTATACTCTTTAATTCGAGAAAAATATTCGATATGGAGTATGATAACTTATCCATTGACTTCCTTAGATCACAAGATCTTGTGGAACTAGAGCAAAAGGGCTATATTTTAGCCGCCTAGTCGCGATATAGTTAGTTTTGTTTGATTCATCCGATCAAGGCTATGTAGCGTAAGCTAAGAGCCTTAAGGTTTCTAGAGCCAACATGGGTTGTACCATGTAAAAGACAATTATTCTAGATTCGGGTCAACGTGTTTATAGCCAAATCACCGTTAAGGAGGTGAGCTAAACTAAGTCAGACGTGTTTGCAGGTAGAACCTGGTCACATGTACCGGAGGGATCCGGTGGCTTATAAATGCCAACAGACTGCAATGGCTTAAGTCAATTTCACGTTCGAGCACAGTCGCTCCGTAGGCTTCTTAATCCTACATGATCGGGAGGACCCCATGAATCAATCAAAAGGAAAGGCAAGTCCTAAAACTTCCAAGGCTTCGACTAAGCCAAACCAGTCGAGTAAGGCTTCTAAACGGACTATGGTTCGCTCCGAGGCCCCAGCTGCGTATTCAATTAGTATGCAGCCCCGTGAACCACGTATCCGTGCTGACTCGCGCTCGTGTACTATTGCACACCGTGAGCTCGTATGCTCGGTCACTGGTTCAACGAATTTCACAGTTTCGAATTCGTTCGCCCTTAATCCAGGTATCGCTACAACCTTCCCTTGGTTGTCTACCCAGGCCCTTGGCTGGGAACAGTATCGTTTCAAACGTCTTAAGTTTTGTTACTATACTCGTTGCGCGACTTCTGTCCCTGGTTCTGTAATACTTGCACCAGATTACGATGCAGCCGATTCTGCTCCTTCGTCAGAGCAACAGGCTTTAACTTATCGTGATTCTAAGGAAGAAGTTCCTTGGGTGCAAACCTTTGAGTGTACTCTCGATCCTCGCGCTCTCTTAGAGCCTGCGGGTCGGAAGTACGTTCGCTACGGTAATCTTGCTGCCAACCTTGACATCAAGACGTACGATGGTGGTAATTTACACCTTTGTACAATCGACGGTACTGCCGTTGCCTGGGGGAAACTCTGGGTTGATTATGAAGTAGAATTCTCTGTACCCCAAACCATTATTGGTGGGGTCGGATCTACCGCTTCTGTTAAGATAGCGACTACTTCTGCTTCACGTGCATCACCGTTTTCCGGAACTCAAACTATTACAGGTGGTTTAAATGTTACTGCTTCCGCAGCGACATTGACAATAAACCAGGTGGGCCAGTTCCTTATGGAAGTTGATACAGTCGGTACAGTTATCACCTATACACCACCTACCATCACTGGTACTGCGGCAGTAGCTACTCTATTGAGTGCTCAAGGTAATAACGCTACCTCTACAGCGGGGGTTAACCTCTTCACTGTAAACGTTACTGTACCTGGCCAAACTGTGATATTCGACTTTACTGCTAGTGCTACAACTATCACTGCCAGTAATGTTCGTTTGGCCCCTTACTTGACTACTAACGCTTAGTTATAGTCTTTAATCTTACCACGCTATTATGATCAACGTTCCCTAACGTTGTTCTAGCGTCTCTTCGAACAACTCTGTTCAGGGCGCTGTGGTATATGAGGATTATGGGATCCTTTTGTGCTGTTTGAGGTAACTCTATATGACTTAATCGTCTTAGCACTTAGGGCTTAACCGACGGATGGAGATGTGACATCTGTACCGGGGCGCCCCTCTAATCTACGTGGAAATGTAGGATTAGTGTTCCCACTATACTTTTGTGAGACTGTAAGTCCCCTAGCGGGCAGGATCCGAGTTAGTGCATGAAGCTAAAAACCCTTTCACTTGTAGAAGAGCATTTCTGCTGCTTCCACTCAGTTGACATTGTGATACATAGGCGAGTAGAGAGTATTCACAAACTCTCGAACCTATTGTGTTCCCACAATGTTTGACTCGATGGATGAATTATAGAAACTATTCAAACCACCTTATACCCAGGATGCTGAG